TGTTAACCTCTAAGGTAGTGGCGTATCAGCTCTAAGCTGTGTCCATACTCGTATTGTTTGTCCAGGAGCTACAGGACGCCCCCAATTTATTTCTATTTGAGCTGCTTGAGCTTCAATATATTCAATCCCTTGATGAGCTCCAGGGGGGGCGACATCATTAACTTGGGAGTTCAAAGAGTAACTCACAAACATCCCCACCTCTGATTCAGGATAAGCTACTGTATCTACAGGACCTCCGGATGTTACAAAAGTTAAAGAGCGTTCTGCCATAATTTGATACTGAACTAGAGGAGGCGGGATAATGACCTTCGCAAGGACCACATCAAATCCCAACCCATACTGGTCAGGGTATGGCTCAACGACTCGTAATAAGTCATAGCCCACGTCTGCAGCTGGAAGGGCTGGATACCAAAAGGTTACCTGCAAGATGGAACCAATGCGCAGCAAATGTTCAGCTTCATTAAAATACCCAGGGACTGACATATTAGCAATCGAATCTATAGCTGATTCATACGCAAAGTTAATTGCCCCCGGAAATGTATGGTCGGTTTCACCGCCAGAAATTCTAATTAAACGTTCAGGTTCAAAAGGCATGTTCGTCTCCTACGGTGATGGGGCTGCTGTTCTGATTTGGACCCACAGCAATACAGTTTGCCCAGCAACAACTGGACGCGAGTAATCAATTAGCAATTGACCAGCTTGACACTCAATGAACTCAATTCCTGAATGAGCTATCGGAGGGCCAATATCATTGATGCCTGAATTGAGTGAATAGGTGGCAAAAAATCCAACTTGCGATGAAGGAAATGGAACGATATCAGTGTTTCCGCCTGATGTTGTGTAACTTAACGGGGCTTCGCCCACGATCTCATAAAACGGGCTAGGGGACGGGGTATGCACTGGGCCCAAAGTGACAATGTTTTCAGTGGGGTTGTTTGAATCAACCCAATAAAGTTCATGGGAAAAATTTACAAAGTTAGGCTCTTTGTATATGCATTTAATGATGCTTCCGTACCTTACTAGCTGATAGATGTCATTAAAGTAATCCGGACCGCCTTGCTCTCCGGCACCTGTTCCAGTATCGTCAGTGGCGCTTTCATAACAGAAGTCAATATTCCCACCAAGTTGGTCAGAAGCTACCTCACCTGCGCTTATCCGTACAAGATTCTTAGGGTCAAAAGCCATGTGTTTATCTCCAAAATGTTAAACCCCCTTTCGGGGGCATGAAATTTAAGCTTCAGGTCCTTTGGCTGAGTCGCAGTCAATAAAGACGATACCTTTACCAAGTAAAGCGCTGGCTCCCATTCGGAGTCTGCTTATTGTTAACCAAGATTGGTGAGTTGGCGACCATTCAACTTCAGTCACGGGGTTAAGTGAGTAGACAGCCCCAAGAGTTTGTTTATGCCATGCTATTGCTGTTTGGTCGGTTCCTGCGTCAGGTGCCCCTATTGAGCCAGTAGCTCTAACAGTTATGCCCCCTTCTGCACGATTACCTAAAGTTATAATTTTAAAGCCCATAAATGTGTCAATTCCACCCTGCATTAAATTCTTCTCATTGTTGTAGAGAATATTGGTAGGCTTATCACCGTCACTTAAGATTGACTGCAACATATTAGCGTTAATTGCTAAGTATCTTTCGTCATGAGGCACGTTTGCTTCATCAAGCAATGTCGCTGCCTTTATTATCTTTTGTACGTTCATGTTGACGGCTACACCTGGAGTCGCTGGGTTAGATCCAAAATCACCAGCAACTAAACCAGGAGGCTCTTGGTCAGGTAAAACTCCAGGAGCAACTCCCACAGTAACTGCTTCGTATAGTGCATCTAATAGGAATTGGTCTTCGCGTCTTCCTGCTGATTTCGCGTGTACAACGCCAAGTTGTGATAATGTGTCGATAATTAATTCAGCTTGCTGAAATATATCAACTGGTAAGTTCAAAATGTAATTTTCGAATTCTGTACTGACTTGAGCATAGTCATTTGAAGAAACTGGTATTAATGATTGGTAAGCGTTTCTTAAAACCATTGAGGCATCACCCTGTAGAGGCCATTTGTAAGCCGAACCACGGGCACCGACAACTGTCTGAGCACTTGCGGCTAATTGAGATGCTGCTTGGTATGCGTTTGTGAATTGGTCATGGAACTGCTGGATTGCGACGTTACTTAATTGAGCTGGCATTTGTATTCCCCTAAAAAAAGATTGATGTGTGAATCTTCTTTAGGGTTAGCCAGTTAGGGTCCCTTAGCTGATTCCTTAAAATAAATTAAGGTTAGGCATAGTGCGTCCTTGGGCTTAAGTATAGCTTAAGGAATGACTAATATACAACAACTTCAGTCGCCGCTAATCCTCGCTCACCATTTGTTTGAGTGTATGTAACCCGTTGGTGTTCAGTTAAGCTTCGATAACCGTTCATTTTTATGTTAGTGAAGTGGACATAGACATCTTTACCACTGTCATCATCAGTCAAAAAGCCGTAGCCCTTTTCATTATTGAACCATTTAACTTTGCCGCGGTTCATTTTTCTCTCCCATATCGTCTATTGAAATATTGTTGTCCGGCTAATCCTGACGAATGGCGATAATCTTCAAGTGCGCGTTTGAACTCCTCAAGCGATTCAATAAGTGTACAGGCGTAGCCTTTTTCGCGAGTCATTGTGACCCATCTGCGCTTAACTGCAGATAGCTTATCTTTATGTGGGTCGCAATGTATGAACCATCCACCAAATGCATTGCGGTTCCATTGAGCTATGAACAGGTCAGGGAAGCCCTCAGCTTGAGATGAGTCAAGGTTGCATTCAAAGTAAGGCATTCGCTCATTACTTTTTAATCCGTTTAGATGCTTTGTTAAGGTTTTCTTAAGTTGTTTCTTACCGTCTGTTTTAGCCAAAGGTTCGTTCTCCTGGGTATTGGTCTTCATAATCTCTAATTAGAGCTTTGCGAGCAGTTTCGCGTTGATTCCCGCGCATGTGTTGTAGTCCAGCGAGTCGGTCACGTAATTCGTTTTGACGTTCGTAACTGTCTCGAGGCGAATGCACTTCAGGTCCAGGTACAGAGCTATAATTATGTTCGTTAATTAAAGAGGAGAAAGCTCGAATAGCTGCCGACGATGTTAAATCTTCTAATAGCACATTTAAATGCTCTTGATTGACGTTCGGATTGTTTGCAGCCACGCGGATTGCTGATTCAAAGTTCTCTTTGTCACCATTGGTTAGTTCATTATACTGTTTGTCTTGGTATTCTTGATAAGACTCACGTTGTTTGCTGGCGCCTTGGTTTACTGACTCCACCAGCATATCAGTCATTTGATTTACCATGTCCTGAGAAAGTTCGTTGGATTGGGCGAGATCGAGGAAGTCTTGGTAATGAGGATCATCAGTATTATATTTATAGCCTTTTTCCATATACTCTTTGGGCATGTCATAGGTGTATCCATCTTCGGGGGCTCCCGATAATCCTTTGAGTTTTTCATTATAAAGTTTTCTCAGTTCAGGATGGGCTTTCGCTTGGTCTTCAACTGACTTGAAAGTTTTGGAGTTAAACCATTCAGGCGCAGCGCCGTCGCCTTTGACTTCGCCGTTATCGTTATTAAACCAGTACCAGTCTTCAAGAGAACCTTCTTGGCCGCGAACATTATTATTAAGCATCGGCTCGGCCGTAGGTTCTTGTTGAACCAGGTCGGTTAATTGAGTTCCAGGGTCGGTGTCCAGTGACGTGCTTTCAGCCGAAACTCCAACAGTTGATTCTTCACTCATGTTACTTTCCTTGTCGTTTATAATCTTCGATTAGCCCGAGAATTGAACGCAACATATCTTGTTGACCTGCGTAATAGACAGCATTATTCTCTGGCCCTATTTCTTGATAAAGTTTGCGAGATAGATACTCCATAAGTTCTTTACCATATACATTATTTTCGAGAGCTTCATAAGCCAGCATGCACATACGTTGGCGATGTTCAGCGTCAGCACGACGAATTCTCGTCTGCTCAAGCTCGGTGTCTTTAATATCCATTTAAATTCCTTGGGTTTCGGCTTGCTTCTGAATTTGTTGAGCTTGTGCTTGAACCGCATCTTGCTGCTGAGTTTGAGCTTCGGCAGTTTGTTGTAGCTTCTCCATGATTCTGCGTTTTGATTGAGCGCCACGTATTATTTTAGGGTCGACGTTCATTTTCTCAAGCACCCAAGATGGTACATCTTCGATTTGATATCCCATTTGAGCCGCAGCCCCACCCATTTGAGGACCTGCGATATTCTGCATCATTTGAGTTGCTTGTAAGGCCTTTTGAACTTCTTGTTGGCCTTGTAAATCTTTAATAGCACTTTCAAATTCAACCGTTAAATCTCTATCATCAATAACCGGCACAGGCACCAGTCCGAAACTGTGGAGAATTCTCCAGCATTTATCGACAACTTGTCGGCATAGTTCTTTCTCCAGACGTCCGGCCATAGATTGATTTTGACGCAACCATTCGGCCTGTCGAGCTTGGATTTCCATAGCTGTTTTGTCAGAAGAGTTATTAGGCACAATAGGGTTGGTGTTTAATGACTCGTTGACAGCTTCAACCAGCTCACGGCGAGTTAATTGGCTATAAGTCGGTTGTCCTTGAATCTGTAATTGTTGTATAGGTGTAATCCCAGGGGCAATTTGCTGGACCGGGATTATGGCTCCAGGGGATATGCGAGCAGTGTAAGGGTTAACTTCTGAGCCAGCTGCTACAAGGAAAATTGGATTCGCATTATAACTGGCAGCTTGTAAGTCGAACTGAGCCAGTTGATTGAGCTCCCGAATGAATGGGAGCAAGTCTAAAATTGGACCTCGCCCAAAAGTTTCAGATGCATAAACATTCCATCTGAAGCAAACCCAAGGAGACCAAGTGCGGTATTCTTTAACAATAAACCCAGGATCGCCTTCCAGATATACAAAGAAACAATATTTTTTAGGGCCCTCAAGTTGTGGTTCGTAAACACACCCCTCAATAAGTTCAAGCTCATCGTTAGCAGCTTTCTCAAATAGAGTTAGTTGTGCTTGAGTATATTTAGCGTCCGGCCATGTAGCCAGAATTGCACGGGCATGCATTCGGTATTTTCTGAAAACGCTTTCGATTTGGTCATGTGCGCCTTGCTCAACCGATACTTGATGCAGTGGCACGCCTTTAAAAATAAATGGGTCCTGACGGGTTCCGGGTTGAATTAACAAAACTCCGGTACTTATCCCCATTTCCATGATTGACTGATAAACTGCATTGCTGAAATTGGATTTATTTAAAGCGTTGAAGAATATTTCTTGCCACTCGTTGCATTCAATTTGTGCTTGCTTGGGGTCAATCCCAGAATCAGGCTTCAACACCTCAGGTCCAGGTTTGAATTTTGCCCAGTAGCTGGTGTTGGGCATTAACATTTGTTGTATGTTGGCCGCGAATTTTTTTAGCCCGACGATAGCAGTTGAATCAAAAACCAGTTGAGTTCGAGGGCCCCCTTGAATCCTGCGAAAAATATTGAATTCAGCTTTATTAGGCATCACGAGTTCATATGATTGCTGTAGTTGACTCATCCATTTGTCGGACATGCTTCGAGCACTTGCGTAACGAGCAAGCAATACCGAACGGGATAATGATTTCATCCTAAAGTTCCTGATCCATTAGAGGTGTCGGTTCCACTGCCAATGCGTCGTTTATCTAGGTCTTCTCTTTCTTTGCGAATGAGATCGTTTTGACGCTTAATGAGAGCCGGGTCTGGCTTAACATCCGTTGGTTTATCTTTTGTAGGTTTTCCGAAATTCATCATACGGTCGATTATGTTTTGGTGTGCGTCAACTGATCCCATTATTCAAGCTCCTGTGTTTGTTAACCTAGTGTGTCTTTGTCTCGAGGAACATTAAAACCACCACCACCGCCAGCTGCAGTTCGTACGTTGCGCAAGGTCTTTTCTTGAGCAAGTTTATTTTTGCGTTCTGCTTCCTCTTGCATGCGGTCAAGTTGTTCTTGTTGTTTAGCCATAGCTGCATCCATAGCGGAAGTATCGACTGAATGATGATGATGTGCCATAGGTGTCTCCTAGATCATTTCCACGTTTGGTAAAGTGGCTAGATATTTAAATAATTGTTTTGGTGTTATGCGGCCCCATGCACGAATCCCAAGATGCTGCTTAGTTAAGGATACGCAATTGTAAGGAATAAACTTAGGCACCAAACCACCCAGATAACATAACTTCGTGAAAGGGGTCACTTTGAGTATTTTGCACCCCATTTCCTTTAGAGCCTCCAAGTATTCACTAAGTGATGCCAAAGGTAAGTGAGTAGGCACGATTGATGTGGTGGTAAACTCAAGTTGCAAAACTCCATCCCCTACTTTTTGATTAATAATGTCTTGAAGCATAAAAACATGCGTAAAGTTTTTGTCTAAGAGTGTTTGCCAATAGGCTCTTTCGCCGCCTCTAAAGCAGACATATATCTCTTTATACGGTCGCGTCGAACGTCCCTGTCGCGCGAAACTTTTGTATAGAGATATGGAGCAATTACGTATAGCCAACCATTTTTCAGCCCAAATTTCTTTGTAAGTTCTTTTATTTTTAATTGCTTGCTGCATGAATTCTTAGCCTCAAATACTTCCACTCGGGAAAAACGAGCAGATATTTCCATTTGTAGTTTTCTTATCTCTCGTGAAAGAGACTTAAAAGTACATACGCTCAATTCTCACCTCTGGTTTCAGGAGGCATATAATCATTGCCATGAGTTCCGCCACGAATTATTTTTCGTTTGTGCTCAGTATGTCCGCGACCTTCTTCCATGTGCTTTCGGTGAACTTTGGTGGCCTTCTCACTAACCCTGTGTCCATGAGTTCCCCAATCTTGATTTTTAGCGTCGGGAAGTGGTGTAGATGAATGCAAATTACCAAAGCTAGAAACTCCACCTTGTGGTCCGGTCGTATGAGGGACAGAAGCCCCAGCTTCTTTACGGCGTCTTTTTTCAATTACTCGTCGAGCTAATGACATATTGTTACCTTTTGGTTTTGGATAAGATTCGTTTAGCTAGGCTTGTGTCGCCTTTGTCGCGAACTATGCGAGCAACTCCACGCCGAATGCCTTTTGGGTCTGGAGCATTATGAGCGTAGGCCAATGCTGCGCGTACTCGACCTGGGTCAAGTTTGCCAGAATCAGTCGTGACAGGATAAGTTCGAGCGGGAGCATCACCACTTGGGCCGGCAAATTTCATATCCTTGCCCTTGTACTTTCCGTAGTTGCTGCCACCTTTGCGATTTCGCATCCGTTCTTCTCTAGTCATAATTTTCCCATAACCGAATTTAAGAATGTTTTAAGTATATGCGTTTTTAGGGCGATTTCAAAGTATTTATAGATTTGACTCAATACGAGGACAAAAGTTAACTTAAGCCAACAATAAGGAGGTTAAAATGGTAGATGAGGAATTTGAAGAGCTGGTGAAGCAGCTTAGGGAACTTAGAGCAATAGATAATCAGATGGGGTCGCTTCCATTGGTTGATTGCCTGGGAATGCTGATATCATCATATGAAAACGCGGAAGCTAAGCGTGCATTATGCGTGTACAATCTTAGAAAGTTGCTGACGTCGTTCAAAAGCCAGTGCAAACTAGAACATCCTGAGCTTAAAACAGGAGAAATCATGTATGGAAAATCTCAAGAAAAATAATTTATAATGGAGCCGGGGCTTGGCGCGGGGCGACCTCCGTCAAGACCTCACATCAAATCATGGCAGACTACAAGATTACTAAGGTCCAATTGGAGTTATATAAGTCCATCAGGTCGTTAGAGATTCACCACATCCAATTCTACATCAAGCAGTGGCATACAAAACATGACCAAGAGCTTGAAAAACTGGCAAAAAAAATCCGGGCATTTCACGAAAAGTATGTGTTCCCGTTAGAATTTGGGGCAATCAAATATCCAAAAAGGAAGTACTGGCACAAAGACCCAGAAATGTGGCAGTTATATGACCGTCCAGACGCCCCACCAAAAGCTCTAGTTCTGGCGCACATCAAAGACCAAGAAAGATATTCAGCTCTAGTCAAATCTCAAAAAAAAATAGAGGGACCGTACCTGTCTCAAATTCGAATGCTAAAAAAATTGGACGCAATAAACGGCTCATTAAAGTCGCAGCGGGTAATTTAATTGAAATGCCGCCCCAACATGGAGTGAAAGAACGGCATCAGGCAATTTACTCATAACCTCCCAGGAAGCAGGAGAACTGAAAAGGCATAACACACATAAGTATCAACCAAAACACAAGAAGCACGTCGAACCTTCTCAGCAAAAGGATGGTAGCAATACACGCGCTAATTAGTCAAGCAACTTAGAATGACGGTGAGGAACGAGCCGAAGGGCTGGATTCAGGGGGGATTAGTCCCTGTACTCTAGGGGGAGATAGTTAAACCCCATTTCCTCACCTGAAATAAACAATAACAATACCAGCGCTAATTAGTCAATCAACTTAGAGGGACCTATGGGGAAGAAAACACCAATTCCAGAGCTCGAACTAACCGAACACCAACTTCAAATGAATGCAGATATCCAACAACAATACGAAGATTTACTCAAACGCAAAATCAAGGACCCACACATGACCCAAATCCAAATCAAACTCCAGAAAAAGCTCGAAGAGCTACTTGAGTCAGGAATCGAACAAAAGATTCTGGACGCGAAATCAGAGTTGGAGCCAAAGCTTGAAAAGCTTGAGGCTATCAATAAGAGGTTTGTTAAGAAGTTTATGTGGCGAACTCGGGTTTATAAGCGCGATGATAAAAAGTACGGTGGACTCGAACCCCTAATTAAAACGCGTTGGGACTCGACTTCAAGGCGCAAAATCAATTATTATGAATACCCTAACACTTTAATACCAAATGAAGCTCAAATCGCGTATTTAAAGAAAGTTACATGGGAAATGGATGGCTATAAACTCAAAATTCGTACATTAGAGCAGTCACTTTACGGGCTTTATAGTCAAATTAAAATGTATGCAAAGGTCAATGGAAATTTAAATGACAACACTCGACAAACTACTAAGACAAAGCGACGTCCTAAAACTGATTCCGGTATCAAAAAGTAGCTGGAGTAATGGGGTTAAATTGGGTAAATATCCAAGACCGTTGAAGTTAAATAAGCGAACTGTAGTATGGCGCGAATCTGACATCGTGGACTTTATTCAAAACCTTGAAGCTAGTCCTAGCGTTAATTAGGGTAAGTCAGTAACCATTCACAAAAAACAGGAGCGCGAACATGCTCAACACTTATCAACAAGGTTTGATGGAAATGAAGTCAGTTCTAAATTTAGTGCCCATGGGTCGCGGCGCGTGGTTACGCGGCGTTAAGGATGGCGAACATCCCGAACCAATCCAACAACACAACAAACGGCTAGCATGGCGCACTACAGATATCGACAAATTCCTCAGAACCAATCCCAAAACTCAAGAACTTCTCATTAAAGCCGAATCCATTCATGGGTTTTTTAATCGCGTACATAATGACCGACACAAATATAGGCCTTGAATTATGCCCACACCATTAGTAATCGCCCTACTCATATCCGGACTCAATAGTCTTGCCATGTTCGTTATAGTTCGTATGATTTATGATCCCAAAATCACGGCATTGGAAGTTGACGTTGAGCATTTGCGCTCAAAATATCGCACCCTAGCGCTCAGAGGTGGAAGTAATGCCACCGACTAACCATCCGTTTGTTGAGGAGATTAATTTGAACGGTCAAGATTGCTGTCGATTATGTGCTGATGTACTTGATGATGATGATTATTTCGATCACCCCGATACCGTAGTGTGTTTTGAATGCCGCGAATTAGAGCGTGAGATGTATTATGTATTTAACTCCTGATGTCCTGAACTTTCTCCAGTCGTGGGGTCATGATGCGCTATTATTGGCGTTCGTATTTTGGCGTATGAATGTGAAGTTGAATCGTATCAAGTCCGACCCTGATGAAGATGATGAGCCTGGCGCTTTTTAGTCGGTTAACTTAGCTCTAGTTGGTTTTTATTTTTTTTGGGAAATTTTTTTCAAGTAGATCCCGTGAGTGAAGTGGAGGGGTGAGCCTGGGGGGTTGGGGGCTAACTGATGCAAAATAATTTTTACTAGACTTAATCCGCCTACTCAGGCCTGCGTTTTTAGAGCAGACTCCAGAAGCTCGGCTGAATCTGAGCAATACTTGCGCATTTAGAGTTGTCATGGTGGTTAAAGCGCAGCTGGCTTCTGGACTCTTAGCCCCCAGATGTTGGGTTGGCGTTGAGTCAGTTTAGATGGGTTCAAGTTCAAGCACTCAGAACCAAAACCGTGATTACTGGAGTTATCACGGGTAAACCCCGCTCAGCTTAAATTATAATGGTATAAAACGCATTAATCCATGAAGGTGCAGGCCTCTGGGGCTGGATTTGGAATTAATTAGGCAAAGAGCGCCTCTTTGCGGAAGAAATTGAGCATATTACGCCCACTTCTCATTAAAAAGTGATAAAAATCCAGTACTTATCAATTGAAAGGCGCTACTTCTCATTAAAACGTGATAAAAAGCCATTACTTCTCATTTGAAGTGAACTCTTACTCATTTGAAGTGAACTCTTACTCATTTGAAGTGAACTCTTACTCATTTGAAGTGAACTATTGCTCATTACACCTGGGACATAATTTTAAAAACCGTTAGCAATCCGTTAGCAATCCGTTAGCAGTCCGTGGGCAATTGCGTAAATAAAAGGCGCAATTGCGTATATTTAAACCCGAAAGTATGAATGATTTTACCCGAGATACTGGCCTTTGAAAGTGAGCTAGTTAGAAATAAAAAGCGCCCGGACAAAACCGATACACTAGCGGCAACTTAAAATTGGAGTCTAAACATTCAAAAAGCGCCCGTAACCTGAGTGACTGCTCAATAAAAAGCCTCAACCATCGCACGGGTGCGACACTTAACCAATAAAAAGCCCCAAAACCTTAATAAAACCATAACAAATTACAATGGCCCTTGACCTTTAGAGTGGAATCAAATACGATAGTGACATTAGAAATCAACCAAAAACATAACGAATCATACCCAAATGGAACTAAGGCGCATAACTCAAAAGCCCGTGTATTAGCCGCTCAATGGTGGCTCTAGGGGTGTGAATTAACAAAAACCAACTAAGGATAATAAGGATGGGGATTTTCAGTAAAAAAGTGCGAGTGTACAAAACCAAAATATTCGCAAAATGGTCGAGTAAAGAG